GGCAGCAACGACAAATAGAAGTCTCAACATACCAAAGCGCATTCCTCCAAATTCCATAAGGAGGAGGCAGGCAAACACCTGCAAAAATGGCGCCCAAATGGTGTCGAAAACTCCATAAATGAACTGTTTGTTGAAGTAAGCAAGAATAATGCTACCGTTCTTCGAGGACAAAAAGCCCCGAATAAAATCGGAAAGCATAGCACAAAATCTTTCCTCAAGCTCCAAGTACCACGCAGCAACCTCAGAAAGGTTGGGGATACCAGCTTGGGATTCAAGTGCACATGTCTTGCACATGCTCTCAGGCATGCCGCAATCACACAAAGGCATATCGACCAGTTTCTTCTGGCCTTCAACAAATGCCTCCTGCTTTGCGTAATGATTTGCTGAATCCTCCTTAAGGAACATAAGCAATTCATCGATCTCAATGTCGACTAGCTTCTTGTTGTTCCAAACTACGGGAACGAAATCAACACACACAGTCTTTCCAGTCTTGGTTTTCTTCGAATCACTCGAAGTACCAAGTGGATACTGCGCGGTCTCAACCGTAAATGTAGCAAAGGTAGGAAACTGCTGACCCGCCATGTGGCGAATCTTATCAGTATCAAGCATCTCGGTGCCTTCCTTCCTATACTCAGGCTTGACTTTCTGAGTAATGGTAACCTCAAATCTTCTGTTGATTGACAGCGGTTCGTTCGAATAAACGTTGGATTGTAAATCCTTAACATTCGTTGTTCCGCAAACAACATCAGGCTCGATCATGACCTTACCCTTCATTTCCGCATTCGGATTAAGGGCGGCCATAGGCACTTGGTTCAAAAACATGATGACAGACTCAACAGGTGAACCCTCCTGCTTAGATTCGTTGGTATTGCAAATATCATCAAGAATTACACCTTTATGGTGCGTCATAAACTCGCTCTGGAACTTGTCCTGTTGATTGAGTGTGACAATCGCACGTGGCGAATAATCCTTACCATTGACCTTCAAAATGAAGCGCAACAAAGCGTTAACAATGGCTGATTTACCAACAGATGAACCACCAAACAGCAAAATGCCGTAAGGCTTGATACGAATGTGTTCTTTCTTGGAAAGCGTCCTACTAGTCTGCATATCCCGCAACAAAGCGAGACGCCTAGACAATTCAGTTCGCTGTCCATCCTTGCAAGTGTTCAACATACTCAAAGTAGTCTCAATACACTCGCTAACACGGCGATCAAATGTTTCATCATCAATTTCAGCCTTTCGGCCAAGGTCAATGCAGACCTTCTGTGACTTCAAAAATGTATACTCATCATCGTAAGCATTCTTGATTGCGTCGGACCATAACGTCGTAACGTCTCTGGTTTCAACAACAACCCACAGCTTGCTAATAAGCAATTTAATGTAAGCAAAGGATTTCTCCATAAGCTCAACAACTGTAACCTTCTTACGAAGGGGCTCACTGACAAAGAGGCTCACTCCTGAGATGGTAAAGTCAATCTTTTTAATCCATCCCAAGGCTACCAATAACTGAATAATGTAGACCAAATCAGTAATAATGGCAGATCCCTTCATGTTAGACCAGTGCTTGGAGAAAAACTCCGTAACTGGCTTCATGTCGGGAACACTAGGCAAAGTGATTTTGAACTCTTCCAAAAGTTCACGGGCCTGAAGGTAAATTCCTCCAAACATGGCCCAAAATTCATCGCTAAAAGACAAAGTGTAATTCAAAACGTCAGCAAATCCAGCTTGTGACTGGAGCTTCTGATTCTTAACACTCTTCTTCTTACGGTCCTGCTTGGACTGCTCGAGTTTGTTCTTCTTCGAGTTCCAAGCATCCTTCTTTTCTTTCTTTTCCTTATTAGCTTGCTTGCTAGCCCATTTGGCAGCAGCATAAGCCTTTTCGGATTGAGATGGCAGAGCCAACTCTTTAATCGTCCAATAATAACCAACGGAAAAACCGAGGGCAATCATGACGAAGCAGATCATAACGTGACAGATATCTCCTGTCGTGATATTCGCGATGTGCGCGAAGACACTCTCAACTACTAGTTTCTGGTTGAGAACAGCGTTACTAAAAAGAGTATTAGAAGCGATAGGTTTCCACCCCTGCCCTGATGAAAGGGAGTACGAGGCTCTGAGTGCCCTGCTAAGGCACAAAACTTAGGCAATTACTTGCTTTATCGTCGGCAGATTTTATTGACTATATCTATACTGTTTTACCAGTTTAAATCTCCGCTAGATGTCAACTTAATATTAACGGCTCTACGGGAAAGCATTCAAATAACAATCGTCATTATCGATTTATGAGAGAAATAATTTCTAGCTAGTCTGAGTTCTCAAGTCTCACACGACTACGCAAACTTTCTTGAAGAGGTTTACGTATATAGGCGACTAAGCCTAAATAGCATATTTAAATGAAATATTCTACAATATAATCTTTCAAATTAATTATTGCAAGAAAGCTCCCCC